AGGATATTGATGCTAACCATACAGGAGAGGTTGCGCAAATCCTGCACAAATGTTTTGACTACCTGCCACGAACCAACGCCATTCTTCAGGGTGATTTTATTGGTTTCGGTGGTAACAGTGATTATACACCAAACACCATTACTTACAAATTTGATAACATTGTAACCGAAGAAATCATCATCGCTCCGCATACACTTTACACTGCAGATCTGGACCTTCGGGATGCAATCGCTGAACCCTTAGATTTCGTCATCACTGATACTTACTATTGCAAGTTTGTGAAGAGTGATGCTTACGTTCACACCGGTTCTTATATCGAACGTGGCGAACAGTTTGAGTTGCCTCCCGTTGTAGATATGATCAATGAACTGATGCCTACTGTAGACTTCGCTACTGATAAGGAAGCAGCACAGATTATGAAAAATGTTAATCGTTCCCTGCGTGAGGGTTATGCACTCACAAACGACGATTTCCTGGGTAAAGAGTCACTAATGCACCTTTACGGTTTGGTTATCTATTTGAAGGAAGAATTGCTGGGTCAGTGTCGCCAACTGAATGGTCCTGAAGCATACCTCAACGGTGAAAGAATTTCTGCAGAGGGTTACGTTATGCACTCACAGTTCGGCACATTTAAGTTGGTCAATCGTCAGCGCTTCAGTGTTGCTAACTTCCGCAACACTAAGTTTCAATCAGTGTGTGCCGCCTGAGCAGGTGTCCTCCCTCACCCCGAATCGGGCAGGGTCCGGCTGTATTATTTGAGAGAACACAACACAGGAGACACGGATGAACGGTTGGGCAAACTACGAAACCTGGAACGCTTCCCTCTGGATCGGCAACGACGAATTCCTGTACAACCTGGCGCGTCGCTGCACTTCCTATGCTGCGGTCTGCAGTGTGTTCGAAGCGGCGGGCATCCTGACCACCGGCGACGGTGTGCGCTACGATGACCCCGCGATTGATCAGGCGGAGATGGATGAGATGATCAGCGAACTCTGAGCGGTTCGTGCCTGCAGTGCGTTCGTGATTTTGCAGTGCCCCCGTTTCTGGGGGCGTTTTTATGGGGCGCGTGTGGCTAAAAACACTAGGTACCATTAAGCTATAAAGTCTTGCTTTCACGAGCTCTTTATAAACTTCTAATCTTCTATATAAAACCAAGGGACAAAAACACTGTATGCAAAAAAATCGCGCAGAAAATTTTACGACTGTAGAGGTCGATCCTGTAACGGGTGAGCATTATGTGATTATTCCTGAATGGATTTGTGACGAGAAGGGATGGTTCGAAGGAACTGAAGTTAATATTGAGGTTGATGCCCTTGGTATTATTGTTACTGATATTGACGGATAACCCTACTAGTGACTTGACAAGTACTCTATAGATAGAGTATAATAACTGACGTAATTACAACACATTTAATGGCTAAAGGATTTACTGTTAAAGCAAAATCTCCCACTGTTAGCAAGCCTCAAGAATGGGACTATGAAGTTGCGAAGCAAATGATTCGCGGCAAGACCATTGTCTTTTGCTTGCCTGGACGGGGAGTATCATATACTTTCTTGAAAAGTTTTGTTCAACTCTGTTTTGATATCGTACAGAGTGGTGCAAGTATTCAGATCTCACAAGATTATTCATCAATGGTCAACTTTGCCCGTTGTAAGTGTCTTGGAGCAAATGTACTTCGCGGACCAGATCAGATTCCTTGGGATGGTAAGTTGAAGTATGATTATCAATTGTGGATTGATAGTGATATCGTGTTTAACACTGAGAAGTTCTATCAGTTGATTCTGATGGATCAGGACATTGCATCTGGATGGTATTGTACTGAGGATGGACAGACTTCTTCTGTAGCACACTGGATGGATGAAGATGACTTCCGTAACAATGGTGGAGTGATGAATCACGAAACACTTGAAACGATGTCGAAGCGTAAGAAACCATTTACTGTTGACTATGCAGGGTTTGGATGGCTTCTGATTAAGAACGGTGTGTTTGAGCACGAAGAGATGAAGTATCCTTGGTTTGCACCGAAGATGCAGATCTTTGAATCAGGAGAGGTTCAAGATATGTGTGGAGAAGATGTGAGTTTCTGTTTGGATGCAAAGGAAGCAGGTTTTGAGATCTGGTGCGATCCTCGTATCAGAGTTGGTCACGAGAAGACAAGGATTATTTGATGTCTAACAGTGATAAGTACACAATCACCATCAAAGGTAAGACAATCTATTCAAACCTGAATGTGTATGAGTATATGGACATTATGGAGAATCTGTCGGTAGAATTTTATCAGACTGGTTCTCCACGTCCTTCCGATATTGAAACAAAAATTTTTAACGAACAACTAGGACTTCATTAATGGCAAAAGCAAAAGTAGGACTTTCTGGTCAGCAACTTATTGAATCAGTTCCCAAGAAAACTCGTCAAGGAGCTGGTAATGGTACGAAGTACGCAGCGTCGTCTCGTAACCATAAGCGTAAACCTTATCGCGGGCAAGGGCGCTAGTATTCTCTAAATATCTTTAGAGATAGAAACCTCTTTAAAAGTTCTTTCACTAGGACTTTAAGGAGGTTTTTTAATGGGTAACAAAAGAACAGATTTAGGTGAAGACTTTATTGCATCTGGTATGACTTTAATTACTGATCCACGATCTGATTTTTACTTGCGCGAAACGAAAAGTGAGAAGCGTGTATTGAAAGAAGTGATGGATGATCCAGGTGTACGTCACGATTTTAAGAAACAGAATGAGATACACTCTAAAATCCGTAATGATGATGATTATGATGACTGGGGATACGGTACAGAACCAACTTACGGACAACCTTGATAAATAAATCAAGAAAACTATACCGAACCAATGGCGATACCACGGGTTTCTAGAGCATTTAAGGACATAAGTCTGTCTTTTGAACCACATCCCGTGACAAAAGACCTTCCAATACTGAAGAATGCGTCTGCTATACGTAGATCCATTATGAATTTGGTACAAACGATCCCTGAAGAAAGGTTTTTTGAACCTCTTTTGGGATCGGATGTACGTTCTAGTCTGTTTGACTTCGTTGATTTCGCTACAGCATCAGTTATTCAAGAGCAAATCCTTGAAACGATCGAAAATTTCGAACCAAGAGTTGCTAATACTGTTGTAGAAGTGGATCCACAACCAGATGAGAACACATTTGATATTACAGTGGTGTTTGATATCGTTGGTTTAGAGTTTCCGACACAAGAATTCTCATTTTTACTAGAGGCAGCAAGGTAATATGCCTTTTACTAAATTTACAAACTTAGATTTTGATCAGATAAAGACCTCAATCAAAGATTATTTGAGAGCAAACTCAAATTTTACTGATTTTGATTTTGAGGGATCGAACTTTTCTGTCTTAATCGACACGTTAGCGTATAATACTTACATAACGGCGTTTAACTCTAATATGATCGTGAATGAATCCTTCTTGGATTCTGCGACATTAAGAGAAAACGTCGTTTCGTTAGCAAGAAATATTGGTTACGTACCGCGTTCTAGGAGCGCTGCACAGGCGACAGTAGGATTTGATATAGCAACTAGTAGTTCCTCGTCTACACTGACCTTACAGGCGGGACTGGTGTGCGTTGGTAGTTCAAATGAAACCAATTATGTCTTCTCAATACCAGAAGATGTTACGACAACCATCAATTCAGGTACTGCATCCTTTGATGATTTGAAGATCTATCAAGGAACATTCCTCAAAAAGGTGTTTGTCGTCAATGGATCAGTTGATCAGAGGTTTATTCTCGACAACTCATTTATTGATAGTTCAACAATTGTAGTTAAAGTAAAGGGTATTGCTGATACTGGTGAAGGAAGAGAGTATCAGTTAGCAACAAATATCCTGAATTTGGATGCAACATCTGAAATCTACTTGCTTCAAGAGGTTCAGGATGAAAAGTATGAACTGTTGTTTGGTGATGGATACTTTGGTAAGAAGTTAGAGAGTGGTGCAGTCATTACTGTGACCTATATCATCACTGATGGTAAGGAAGGTAATGGTCCCAGTAAGTTTGATTTCTCTGGTAGGGTTGTTGATGGTGATGGAAACATTACTATTCCTACCTCATCGATCACAGTCAATACTTCGATTGCTGCATCAAATGGTGGAGATATTGAACCGATTGAATCGATCAAATATTTCGCACCAAGGATTTACGCTTCACAGCATAGAGCAGTAACAAATCGCGATTATGAAGCGATTATTCAGATGATTTACCCCAATACAGAGTCTGTCTCTGTTGTTGGTGGTGAAGAGTTAGATCCTCCACAGTTTGGTAATGTCCTGATCAGTATCAAACCAAAGAATGGTAACTTTGTTTCTGACTTTGATAAGCAAAATATTCTCGCAAAACTAAAAGATTATAGTATTTCTGGTATCAATCAACAGATTATTGACCTGAAGATTCTTTATGTTGAGATTGATAGTGCTGTTTACTATAACAGTTCTCAAGTCACCAATGTAAATGACTTGAAGACGAATATCAATAGAGTATTGAACACTTATTCTACATCAAATGTTAATCAGTTTGGTGGTAGATTCAAGTATAGTAAGTTGGTAAAAACTATTGATAATGTTGATGATGCGATTTCATCTAACATCACACGTATCAAGATCAGAAGAAACTTGAATGCATTGATTAATGCACCAACACAGTATGAATTGTGCTATGGAAATCAGTTCCATATCAATGAAGGTGGTTTCAATATCAAGAGTACTGGATTCACAATCTCTGGTAGCACTGATTTGTTCTACTTCACTGATGTTCCAAACAAAAATGCAGATGGAACATTAGATGGAAGTGGTCAAGGTGTTCTTGTTATCACCAAAGATGAAAAGAATGTAGATGGTGAGTATCTAATCAGTAGAACACTCAACCCAATTGGAACAATTGATTACACCAAAGGTGAGATTATTGTTAACACTCTCGTCATTACATCTACTGTAAAAGAGAATAATGTTATTGAGATTCAAGCAGTTCCAGAATCCAATGATGTCATTGGTTTGAAGGACCTATATCTCTCATTCTCGGTTGCAGATAGTGAGATAAATATGGTGAGAGACACCATTACATCTGGCGAACAAACATCGGGTGTAGGATATAAATCAACATCTAGCTA